GTGGCGGCAAAACGGTCTGCGCGAGGCTGCCGAATACGTCGATGAGCGGTATTGCGGCTTGGAATACCGTGCCGAGGACATCCGTGAGGACAGGCAAAAGGGCCTGCCCGAGCTCCATTATGACCGGCATGGCCTGTGAAAGGCCCTCCGAGAGCATTTCGACGAGGCCGAGGAGCATGGGCTCGATGGTCGGCCACGCCTCGATGATGGTGTTGAGGAACTGCTCGATGACGGGGGTGAACTTCCCTCCGGCGTCCTCCATGAAATTCGTCCAGATGCCGTTGAGGCTCTTGGTGCTGTTGGTGAGGCCGTCCGTCTGTGTGATGGCTGCCTGCTGCACCTTGGAGCTCTGCTCGATGATGGAGGCGAGCCGTACTTGCGCGAGGGTGGCTTCGTCCATTTCGTCGATGTTCTCCCCGAGGCCCATCTTCATGGCCTGTGCCTTGACCGTCGCTTCGTCCAGCTTGACGCCGTACTCTGCGAGGGCCTCGCCGTTTCCTTGGATGCCCTCTTGGATGAGGGTGAGGGCCTCGGTGTCATCCATCGAAAAGGCGTTGCCGAAGTCGTAGGCGAGGGACGTGGTGGTCTTGGACAGCTCCGCCGCCGCGTCGTCTGTGATGCCGAGGTTGGTGTAGAGAGCTTGGTTGCTGACAAGGAAGCCTTGCACCTCCGTGTTGCTGCGGTGAACGGCGTCCGCGTAGTTGTCGGCCCATTCTCCGACGTCTGTGCCGGCGAACAGGTTATCGAACTTCGCGGATGTGTTCTCCCCGAGCTTTGCTGCCTCTACTGCGGCGCTGGCAAATTCCTTGATGGCGTCAGTGGCCGCTTGGATGGCTTCGGTGCTCAAGAAGGCTGCGAGCGCCCCTTTGATGGCGTCCTTGACTTGGTTGCCTGCGTCGCTGCCCTCCGCGCCCATGTCGTCGAGCGCCCGCTCCGCGTCTTTGGCTTCGTCCTCTACGTCGTCAGCCGCGTCGGCGGCCCCGTTAAGTGCCTGCACGAGCCTCCCCCGTATGGTTTGTATCGGATGGGTGAAGGCCGTTCCTATGGCCTTTGCGCCCTTTGTGACGTCGTTCTTGAAGCCTGTGAATTGCTTTTGGGTGTAGGCGAAGGCCCCGGAAACGCCGGTGCGGAAGCTCTTGGAAAGCGACTGTCCGCTCTGGATGCCCGCTGCCATCGTCTTCTTGAAGGCCGCGCCGAAGCTGTCGGCCTCCGCTCCCATTTTTCGGAAGCTGTCACTCGCGTCGTCCCCGGCGTCGTCGAAGTCCGCGCCCATCCTCTGGGCGGCGGCTCCGGCGTCCCGTGCTGCGTCCGCGCCTGCCGCGCCCATGTCGCTGATTGCGCGGCTGCACGACTGAGCCCCGGCCTCTGCCCGGTCTGCGGCCTCATCGACGTCGCCGAGGCCGCTTTCCATCTGTTCGATGGCGTTCAAGGCGTCCGACGCTTGGAAGCCTACGCCATAGGTGAGGTCTCTTGCGTCTGCCAAGTTTTCACCTCCTTAAATGCCGAAATAGCCGCCCCCGAAGGGACGGCTATTTCTTTCTGTTTGGGTTCCATTCGCCTTGCCACAGCAAGCGGGCCTCGACGGCTTCCCGGTACTCTCTCAAGTCCATTTCTTTGAGCTCGGAGTAGGTGATGCCGCTGCCGGCGAACACCATGCACCAGAATTCCTTATTCCGCCGGGCCCGCCGCTGCGCTGCGGCTACGCTGGCCTCACTCTCGAAGAAAGTTCTCGATGGCCTTGATGAGCCCCTCCGGGGTCTTGAGGTCATCCTTCTCATCGAAGTAGGCCATGCCTTCGTTTCTCACCTCGGCGGGCGCGATGACGCAGTTTTTGAACATCCTATCCATGTACTCCGCGCTCTTTCGCTTGCCGCTGCCGGTGTTCCCGCACTCGTCGTTGGTCTCGTAGTACCACGACGGGGAAACGCTCTGCAGGGTGAATTCGGTTCCGTTGACAGTTACCTTTTTCTGACGAGCCATATACTTTCGGTAGCCCCTTTCTGATAATGATTTCGGCCTTTCCGGCCAGTTCTTCGTTGCCATCTAAATCCCCGCCTTAACGGTAGTTGAGGTCGGGGATGTAGACGTTGACGGTGACGGTGGTGGGGTCTTTGCTTCTGGGGGTGTCCGGCATCTTGAGGATGCGGCAGTTCTCCTCGCTGACCTGAATGGCGTCGGCGTCGTTGACGTCCGAGACGGAGAAGCGAACGGGACGCCGCTTCGCGCAAATCTCGCGCAGGTATGCGAGGCTCGAAGACGTGCTCATGAGGGGCAGGGCGGCGTTGCCGCTGTTGTTCGCGTTCTCGCTGTATGCGACGTCGCCCTTGACCCCCACGCTGGGCGTGACGGCGTCCTCATTGTGGGTGAGGGTTACGACGCCGTCTGCGGCAAAGCCGGTGATTACCCGGCCTCCGACGGACACAGTGACCTTCTTGGGGTCGTAGGTGCTGACTTCCGGCATGGTGTGTTCCTCCTTTCACTTACGCGGTGAGGGTGGCCCGCAGGGTGCCTACCACCTTGACGCGGTGGACAGCGCCCTCGAGCAGGGCCTCCCAAGTGATGTCCGGCATCTGGCGGGCGCGGGCCTCCTCATCCGTGGCGTCGGCCCGCTTCGGGACGACGACGGAGAAGACGCCTGCATCGCTCTCCGGGTCTCTGGCGATGATGCCGAGGTCGGTGGCCCGGTTGAGGGTCGCGAAGACGGCTCCGGCCACCAGCGCGAAGCCTGCGTCGGTGTAGGGCACCTTCGCATTCTCGAGCAGGACGGCGTAGAGCTCCTCCCTCATGTAGCTGGCGATGTAGTCTGCGCCGAGCTGGTTGTCGATGAATTCTCCGTCGCAGCAGACGCCGTTCTTGACGTACTGCTTCTTGTACTCCTCCGTGAGGAAGTTGACGTTTGCCTCCTCGAGGGCCTCTCTCTGGGCGCTGGTGATTGCAGGCATGGTGATGCCCTGCGGCACCTTGAACTTCCACGTCACGCTCTGCGGGTAGAAGGGGCCGACGTTGCCGAGGTAGGCGGCGTCCGCTTCCTCATCGAGGTTCTCGGTGTCGGTGTAGATGAGGGCGCACCGGCGGTTCTTGACGGCCAGAGAGAGGTTGTCGGTCTGGCCGAAGTAGAATTTGCGGTGGTCTTCCTCGCCTGCGCCGAGCTCCGCCTCTGTCGGCTCCGTGCCCTCCGCCCACGCACAAAGAGCTTTGACGTAGTCGTCTCCGTCTTGGTCGGTGAGCAGCATATACCAGTCGTCGTCGGTCTGGCGGAGGGTCTCGATGGCGGTGATGAGGGCCTCTGCCTTCTCTCCGTCGTCCTGCCCGGTGGGGGTCGCGATGCCGGCGATTTTGACCTTGCGGATGAGGGTGTCTGCGAGTGTGGTCTTGCCCTGCTCAAACAGGGCGCTGACCTTCCGATAGATTTTCGCGGTGGTGCCGCTGTTGGGGTAGTCCTCCGCAACCTCCTCGAGGCTGCGGTAGATGGCGGGGTCTTTGACCCCGGCGGTGCTCAAGATGAGGATGTCGAGCGCCTCCGAGGGGTTCGGCTTCGCGCCGAGGTTTACGACGACGATAACGTCTTTCGGCATTTGGTTCACTCCTTTTCTTGTTTGGTGACGACGTTTTGGAGGATGTCGTCTCTCCGCTGGTCGTCCTTGGTGTAGCGGACGCGCACGTCAAAGCCATACCGGCGGGCCGCTTCGTCGATGACGAGGGTGGTTCGGTTCCCGACGTTCGTAACCTCCGCGACGACGATGCCCTTGTTGGAGAGGTCGTTGTAGCCGCCCTGCAACAGGTAGCCGATGGCCTTCTCTGTTATGCTCTGGGCTTCATCGTCTCCGTAGACGTATTCCTCGCCGTCCCACCTGTTTTCGGAACAGGCAGTGAAGGAGAAGGTAGCGGAAGGCTGCTCGCGGCGGTTGTCGATGAGCGCCTCGGTGCCGTCTTCGTTCTCGATGACGGTCTGCGTGTGGTCTCCGAGCTCTCCCGTCGATGCGTATGGTGCCGTGACGCTGTAAACGATGAAGGGCACCTCTGCTTCCGGCTGCACTTGGTCGCTCAAGAGGACGGGGAGGCCGAGCGCCGCCGCGAGGCTCGAGACGAGCGTGTTTCTGACTTCAAGGAATGTCATTTCGGCGAGCTCACTCCCTTCTTCTCAACAACATAGCGTTTCAGCGGGTGGATGGGCCCGTGGGTAAGCTCTTGCTTCACGGTATAGACCTGTCCGTCGAAGGTGTCTCGTACCTGCTGCCCGACGGTGAGGCTGTGGCCGTTGGTGTAGAGCTTTTGGCTGTTCTGCGTGTAGGTGCCCGCGATGGCGTACTGCAGGTCTTCGTTGTTGACCGGCATTACAACGCCTTTGAAGGTCTTGGACGTCGGCTTCGTGGGCTTCCACTGGCCTCCGTTCGCTTGGTCGTAACTGCCGCCGGGCTCGAGCTCCTCGATGTCGTGCAGCAGCCCGAGGGGGATGGTGGGCTTTGCGTACTTGAACATGGCTATCCCTCCTCGATTTCGTAGGTGATGGATTGGTAGAGGCGTCCCGTGCTGTAAAGGGGCTTCCCGCTCTTGGTGGTCTCCATTGTGATGCTGCTCTTGGGCGGGTCAATGCCCTTCATGATGTAGGCCTGCGTCATAGCCGCCGCCCGCTCGCCGATGAGGGCCGCCGCCTCTCTGGCGGTTCCTCCCTCGAGGACGATTTTGTCGATGGCTGCCTTGCAAGCCTCCGCGAGTTCGTTCTTCCCGTGGTCGAAGCTGCCTCGAATGAAGCTGCGCTCTGGGATGGTGACGGAAGGGAGGAGAAGGAACAGGAAATTGAATTTCCCGTTCCCCTTGTCCGTAACTCCGAACAGATGCCCTTCCTCCGACGTGATGAAGAAAAGCCCTTGGAAGTCCCTCGGGCTTTTCCCCTCCGCCTCCCGCGAGATGGGAATTGCGAGGTTCTTTACGTTCTTGGCGCGGATGGTCGCCCCGTATTCGTGGACGCCGGCTATCATGAGGAGGTAGCTGTCTGCGTCTCCTTGTATGCCGACGTGGATTTTCAAGGCTTGAAGGGCCTTGAGTTCTGTCTTGATGCGCTCGAGCTCTGGGCGCAGGGTGTCTCTGATAATCGCCACGGCCCACCTCCTCACAAGCGGGTGTAGTAGCCAATGGTCGTGAGCCAGCTCTCTCGCGGGTTCTTGTCGAACGTCCAAGAGACGTCGGAAATGCTGAACGCGGACAGGCCTTGCGCCCCGTTCTGCATGATGGAGAATTCCTGCTGGATAATCCCCCACACCACTCCCTGCAGGTCTGCGGGGAGGGTGCAGGGGTCGTCTTCCGTGGCGTCCTTTGGGAGGACGTAACCGGCGGTGTACTTGACCTCCAAATACCTCGCTGCGAGGAGGAAGTCGTAGGATAAGCCGCCGACGTAGCCCCGGAAAGTCCAGCCGTTGTCCTTGTAGAGGACGCCGATTTCTCCGTCTACGGTGTAGTCGTACTCCTCCGGCGGGATAATGCTTCCGTCGGTGGTGTCCTTGACGTACTCGACATTGATGATGGGCCATTGGAGCAAGACGAGCTCTTGCGTCCCAGAGGCGACGTAGCGTTGTGTGTACTGCTGACGCCCGAGTTTCCGGCCTGTCATTCGCTCAATCCACGCCGAGGCGTAGTTGATGAGGTTCACGAGCATGGCGTCTCGCTGCTCATCCACGTCGTCTGGGGCGATGCCGAGCATGATTTTCACGTCCTCGAGGGTGGTGAGGGCGTTGTTGGCCAGCTTTGCGCTCATAGGTTCGTCACCTCCTGTCGGAAGGGAAAGAGGGCGGCTACTCGCCGCCCTCCTCGACCTTCTCGGTGTTCTTCTTGCCCTTGCCCGCGCTGCCGGTGTCCTTGGTCTCCGTCACCGGGGCCGCCTTCTTATTGCTCTCGGGGCGGGGCTGCTTATACACTCTGGACATAGCCGTCTCCCTCCTTACACCGGCTGCACGTTCTTGTCGCCGAGGGCGATGGCGCAGGTGGCGGTGCAGTTCGGGGAGGTTTCGCCGGTGCACTCCACGGCGACGGTGGCCTTGATGAACTGCTTGCAGCCCACGAGGTCAATGTCGATGTTGTGGAGCTCGCTGCCTGCGGGGTCGGCCTCGATGGTGACCGCGCCGGTGTCGTCGGTGGTCTTGCCGGGCACAACGAGCTTGTCGGCGACAGGGGTGTAGCTGCCGCCCTCGGTGTCGCACTCGGTAAACGTCACCTTGACGGTGATGCCGGTGGGGGTGCCGGTGGCAGCGCCGAGGGAGACGCCCAGCACGGCAGAGAGGTAGCCCTCTCTGTCGATGGCGTCGCCGCTGGTGTAGGGCTGCACCTTCACGTTCTCAAAATGTTCTCTTTTCATGCTGCTGTTCCTCCTTTGGTGTTATGCGCCTTCGCCTTACGCGATGGCGACATTCTTGACGACGATGAAACTCTCCGCATGGCGGGCCGCGATGTCCACATACATGAGGGCGCGGGTGGCGGAGAGGTTCTCCTCGAAGGCGTTGTGCTGGACGCCGTTCTCATCCGTCCAAGAGCCGTCGAGGGTGGTGTAGGTCTCGAGGCCGAGCTGCTCGCCCACGAGGAGGTCGGCCCAGTTGCCGAAGATGATGGTGGTCTTGTTGCTGGCGGTCTCAATCTGGTTGGAGACCTTGTAGGGGAAGCCCAGCAGTTTGCCGCCGTTCATCTCCTCGCGGTAGATGTACTCGCCCGTGGTGGTCTTCATGTTCTTGAGGAAGCCCTCGACGAAGCTGTTGAACGTCCAGCCGAGGCCGAGGTCGTCCACGTTCTTCGCCAGTACCTTGGACACAAGCCACACGGGGAAGTCGGCGGTGATTTTGCCGTCTGCGCTGGCGAGCTCGGTGTTGTTCAGCGCGGTAGCGTCAACGGTCTCGACCTCCTTGTTCTTGGCGATGCCAAGGGGCTGGAATTCGCCGCCGCTGCCGAACATACCGCCGTAGTCGAGGCCCAGCTCCATGCGACGGGTGAGGTCGTTGGCGAAAAGGGCATCGGCGGAGTAGTTGGTGCTCATGAGCAGCTCACGGGTCTGGGGCACAATGGCCTCGAGGCGCTTCGCGCTCATCTTGATGTTGCCGAAGGTGGGCTGGCTCTTGGCAATCTTACGAGCCTCGCCGCCCCACGTCGCACGAGCGCCGGAGGTCATCTTGGGGATGTTGAGGTTGCCGTTTGCCATAGGCACCTTGCGAGCGCCGAGCTCGAAGATGACGGTCTTGGCGTACAGCATCTCGATAATCTCATCGAGGTAAATCTCCGGGATGAGATAGCCGCCGGAGCTGGGGGAGGTGGCGGACATGGCCTTGAATTCGCGGGCCATATCCTCGTCGCCGTAGTGCTTCTTCGCGTAGAAGGCTGCGGCCTCGGGGTCGTGACGGCCGAACACGTCAAGGCACTTGACGGCGCGGGCGAGCTGCACCTCGGGGGGCAGTTTCTTCTTCTCGGTTTGCTGCCGGGCTGCGGCGCGGGCCATGTAGATGTCGGAATACTTGCGCTGCGCGGGGGCTGCGGCGCGGGTCTTGGTCTGGCGCTTCTTGGTGGCCTTGGCCGCCTTGGCCTCGGCCTCCTCGTCGTCCTCCTTCTCCTCGGTCTCCTCGTCGTCGGCCTTGGTCTCGTCGTCGCCGGTTTCCATGGCGTCAAGGATGGTGGCCGCCTCGGCGAGTACCTCGTCTGCGGTCAGGTCTTCGCTGACTTCCTCGCCAGCTTCCTTGCGGGCCTTGCGCTTCTCGGTGGCTGCCTCAACGGCGGCCTCGATGACCTCCATGATGCCCTCGTTGAGGGTGGGGTCGTCCTGCTCGGTCAGGTCTTTCTCCTCGTCGCCGAGGCACTCCTTGACGGCCTGCTTGACCATTTCCTTGAGGTCGTCTGCGCTCATCTTCATAGACTTCGCGCCGGGGATGCTCTTTTTGTTCATGTTGTTGTCCTCCTTATCAGAACGTGATTTCGATGGTGGGTGTCTGCGATTTCTGTGCCCGCGACGCTGCGGGTTTGGTCTGCGGTTTCCGGCTGGCCGCCTTTTCTCCTTCGACCTCGGTAATGAGGGCGTCGAGGGTCTTGGCCGCCTTTTTCATGGTCTCGCTCGCGTCTTTGAGCGTCTTGAGGCGGGCGCTGCTGATTTTGCGGCCCTCCTTTACGTCGCTCGCGGCGTCGGAAACGATTTTCGCCGCTCGGTCGGCCGCCTCGGCTGCCTTGTAGCCGGTGATGGTGGCCTCGGGATTCATGGCCCATGTGACAATGGAAACTTCCCAGAGCTTTACCTCGCGGAGGTGCCGGATACCGCTCTCGTCGTAATCGAATACGACGGGGTCGTAGCCGATGGAAAGTTCGTTGAGCACGCCGTCTTTCAGCAGCTCCTTCACGTCGCGTCCCATGCTGGTGTCGCTTACCTTGGCCTTGATGAACAGGCCTTTGGCGTCCTCTCGGAGTTCAATGGGGCGGCCAATGGGGAGCCAGCAGTCATTGTGGAGCGCCAGAATCTTTACGCGCTCCCATCCTTCGGCGATTGTCTTCGTGAAGGCTCCGGGCTCTATGATGTCGCCGCCGTCGTCGATATTTCCAACGACGGCCCCATACCCGGAGAAGATGCCTTGCTCCTCGTCGTAGTCGTCCACGTTGAACAGCAGGGTCTTGTACTCTGTTTTGATGCCCTGCTTCTTTGCCCCTCGGGTGAGGGACTTCTCCCACGCCTCTCTGCCGGTCTTGGGAGAGTAATAATTCGGCGATACACGCAGGTTTGCCAGCGCGAGCTTCGCCGCTATTACCGGGTCGTCTGCGACGACGTTGGTCGCCGCGTCCTTCGTGCCGTGTCTGGCCGATTCTGCGGCCATTCCTGCGGCCAAAGTTTCCGGGGCTATCTTTTCCTTATCGAGGTCGATGCCGCCGTTTCTGGCCGCCTCTGCGGCTTGCTGTGGGGTGAAATCCATTTCTCTACCTCCTAAAAGTTCGGCGTCATCACGCATCGGCACTGAATGACCTCCTCTGCGGGCCCGTCCGGGTCTCGGGGGAAGCGTAGGCCGTTGCTGAATTTGCCGTCGATGGGTACTGTCTCGCCGTTCATGCGCTTGTGGTCGCGCCGGTAGTCTGGCGTGGTGCTCATGTGGTGCCACGTCTTTGTCTGGGCTCCGGCCTTTACTACCATGTCGTACTGGCCGGTGGAGAGGCTCGTCATGGTCTCCTGCTGCGCGATGAGGTGAGCGCGGGTCTCCGTGGTCTGCATTTCCTGCATGATGCTATCGGCGATGAGCTGCGTGCTGTCGCCGTTCTCGATGCCGTTGGAAACGATGCGGGCGATGTTGTCCTTTGTGGCCTGCTGGATGTTGACGACGCGCCTGCCGCCTCGCAGCTTGGCCGTGCTGATGAGCTCGGGCCGCTGCACTCCGCGTAGGCCGTAAAGATTCTGCGCGGCCTGCGCTCCGGCGTTGTATGTCTTTTTCCACAACGGCTCGAAAATCTTGTTTAGAACATCCGTCTCGCTCGGCCAGTCGATGAGGCTTCCTACGAACTCGTCAAGGAGGCTTTTTTGCTGTGCCTCTGAAAGGGCCGCCCATGCTGCCGTGTCTACCTGCCCGGTCTCGGTGATGTAGTCCTTGAGGTAATCAAAGGCCGTGTGCCCGGCTTTCTGCGTGGTTCCGAGGGCCTCGCCGATGCGGCGGGCCTGCTCCCGGAAATACTTGCTTGTTGCAATCTCAAAGGCCGTTATGCCCTCTCTGGCGGCTGCGTCCTCGCTGCGGGCGACAGCTCGTAGGCTGACGCTCTTGCGCTGCTTCCCGCCGAGGCCGCCGATGGTGATGGTGTCGCCGTGTTCCTCCTCGGCTGGTTCTTCGACTTCGATTTCCTCTGCCGGGGCCTCCTCGCCGTATTGCAGGTTCGCCATGCTGCTCGAAACGGCTACGGGGTCTTCGTCCGCTCTGACAAAGATGTCGGAGAAAGTCGTCTTGTAGACGTCGCCGCCTGTCTGAGCCGCTGGCATATCCAAAAGCTCGCGGGCCTCGTCTTTGGTGATGAGCCCTGCATTCCATCCGTCAATGGCTTTCATCTTGTCGAACTCTTGGTTTCGCGGCACGATGTCGTCGTAGCGCCAGATGAGGTGGTCGCCGAAAAGCGGGAGAAGTTGCTGGTTTATGGCGTCCTCGCGTCTGCGTAGGCGCGGCATGAGGACGTTCTGCGCGTAGATGTACTGCGCGGCCTCGGATGTGGCCCGGTTGCTGCTCTCGGTGATACCCATGATTTCACGTGGTACGCCGAAATGCTCGAGGCAGGCGTCGCGGATGAAGGTGCGGCCGTTTACCATGTCCATGTCCTTCATGCTCTCCGCGACTTTCTGGATGGTGATTTCTCCGTCCGTGGTCGCTATGCCGTGGCTCTTGAATACGCCTTTGAAGCGTTCGAGCCACTCGGCGCGGAATCGCTTGCGCTGCTCGTCGCTGCTGCCGGGCATACTAACGATGAGGTTCGGCGTCGCGTCGTTGTAAAAGAAACGTTTCTGAAACTGCGCTGCGTACTCGTCGATTTCAACCTCGTCGGCGATAGCCTCCGCTTGACCGAGGCCGCGAAGAAACGGGTCGAGGGGGTTGAGCTCCTTCATAACGAACATATCATCGACGCTCACCTCGAGGATGGTGCCGGATGTCGTCTTGACGGAGTAGTACGGGTGGCCGAGGTATGGTGTCATAAGTACCCAATGGGTAGGTACGGGCCAAAGCTCGGCCGGGCGGCCTGCTGCGTCGCGCTCTACGACGAAATACCCCTCGCCCTTTAGGAGGATGTAGGTCTCCTCAAGCTGCCAAAGGCTTGCGCGGGTAAATTCGTGCAGTGGGTTCGGGTTCTCCCAGAACTCAAGAAACGAGTGCCGGGTGACTTCTCTTTCGTTGCCGTTGCTGTCGATGGTGAGGAGCTTGCCGGAAGCAAAAGAGAGGTCGGATGCGATGCGCGTTACCACGGCGAGGCGCGGGTTCTTCGCGTACATCTTCATCCAGTCTTGGGTGTTCCGCTCCGGCGGGCGCGTCCAGCGCGGTATCATGCGGTTGTTCCCTGCGTTGTGGAACTCCTCGCTTGGGGCCTGCCTGCGCCGGTTATAAATCGCCACGGCTCGTCACCTCGCTTTCATGTCTGTTCATTGTGCTGCGTCCTCCTTTAGTCAACGTCGAGGCTCCACCTGCGGTTGGCGTTCTGGGCCGCGTCGATGAGCATAGTTGCGGCGTCCGGGGCGTCGTCGTGCTCGTTTGGGCCTATGATGGTGTAGCCTGTGAGTTGGTCGTAGAATTTCTCGTAGTCGCTCCCGTGAGCGTAGTCCTGCCGGAAATATATGTGCTGCTTAACTTGGGCGCTCGCTGTGAGGATGCGGGTCTCCTTATTGGCCGAGGACGCGACGGGCTCGATGGCCGTGTAGCCTCCGGCCTTTTCCTTGATGCTCTTGGCGTAGAGGCGGCCGCCCGCGTTGCTCTCGATGCGGAATCTCTGTATCTTCCAGTTCTCGAGCAGGCTGATGGTGAGGGGCTCCGTGACCTCGGCTTGCGCCTGCGTGAATATGCAGTCAACGATGTAAATGTCTGTGCCGAAAAGGTAGGCGACGAGCATGGCGTAATAGTCCGTGCCGGTGTCTGCGACGTCTGCCACGGCGATGACGCCGTCCGGGGTTCGGCCTCGGATGTCGTCGAGCTCGAAGTAATTGAGGCTCTCGGCGGGGAACAAAAGGCCCTCGGCCGGTTTCGGGTCTTGCTGGTAAAGGCTGCGGAAGACGTGCGGGTTGGCAGCCTTTTGTGATAAAAGGCGCTCAAGGCTGTGCCGCTCCGGCCATAGCGCCTCGCCGTCGTTTCGTGGGTCGAGCTCTGTCGGGTCGCCCTCCTTGATGGCTGGGAACTTGATGACTTCCCATTCCTCCGGCTCTCGCTTGAGTAATACTCCGGCGAGGTCGTCTTGGTGCCAGCGCGTGAGGGTGATGAGCTGGCGGCTGGCGTTGTGGAGGCGGGTGCTTGCTACGGTGTCGTACCAGTCTTGTATGCTGCGTCGTACCGTCGGGCTCCATGCGTCCTTGGGGTCTTTGTATGGGTCGTCGATGATGAGAACGTCTATGGCCCGGCCAGTGAGGCCGCCGCCTATGCCGACAGTGACGAGGCCGCCTCTGTGGTCTACTACCTCAAACTCGTCCGCATTGCGTAGCCACGCGCCTCCTATGCGGGCGTTAGAGGCGTTCAGCCGCGTTCCGGGGTAAATCGCGGCGTATTTCCTTGTGTCAATGATGCGCTGCCCGTCGCGGTTGAACTTGGATGCAAAATCGTGGTTATAGGAGACAAGGCCGATGCGGAGGTCTGGGTTGTCGCCTAACATCTTGGCCGGAAGGCGGCGGCTGCACAGCTCGCTCTTGCCGTGCTGCGGCGGCATGAATATCATGAGCTTTTTTATCTTCCCGGCCGCAAATTCGTCTAGTTTTCTTGCGTATGTCTTGTGGTGCCAGTTCTCGACGTATAGCGGGTTCGTGTACTTGGTGAAGTTGATGAGGCTGCGCCGGGCAAGTTCCATCCTCGCGGCCCGCGCTATGTCTCGTAGCTGCTGCTTTGTGTATAGGCTTTCCCGGGCGTCAATCCCCATCGTCATCACCTCCGTCCATTCTGGCGAGCTTCTCGAGGTCTTTCTCGGATAGCTTCGACCAGTCGATTCCGCTTTCGGTCTGGCCGTTCTGGCCGGGTCTGGCCGGGGTGCCGGTCGGGCTCTGTCCATATCCTATCTCTGCGAGGCGGTTGCTGCTTTCGAGCTTCGCACCCTCCGTTATGAGGCGTATGATGGAGTTCACGTCAAGGTCGTCGGGCTTGAGTTTCTCAAGGGCCTCGAGGGCCTTTTTCTGCATAAAGACGCCGGTCTTGGTCTGCCGCCGCCTCATGTCCTTCGCGTCCTTGAGGCTTTGCACGCGGGCCTGCCGGTCGAGGTCGATGTCGTATGCCCGGGCCCGCTCTACCCATTCCCATTGTGCACTCCATCGTGCTAAAAGCTGTCTACTTTTGCCCAACTGCTTCGCCACGGCCTGTTGGCTGCGCTCCGAGCCTAAATCGCGGTAGATGGAAAATGCCTCGAACGCCTGCACACTTTCACCTTTTTGGCGCTCCCACGGGAGGAGGCCCGTGTCTGCTGCGGTGCGTTTCGTTGGCATTCTCCCTCCCTCATTTCTTCACGGTGTATTTGTAGATGATGTCTCCGTTCTCATCCTTTCCAGCCGGGGTAAGCACGCCGCCGTAAGCCTTGGCGGGGCTTGTGCCGCCTTTGATGTTGTTCCAGTTGTTCCGCAGCCATTGGGCCATTGTGGTGTCGTAGAGGAGGGCCCGGGCGCGGTTGCTGCCTGTGTTGTAACCGCAGGCGCTTACCCACGGAAAACCGAAATACCGTTTGATTGGCTCCTCGATGTCGGAGAAGCGGACGCGGCCGTTTTCTCTGGCAAGGATGATGGCGTTGCCGATGTTGCCGGTCTGACTGACGCCCCACTCGGGCGGTACGCCACAGCAGTTGCAGGCGTCGTTGCACTCGCGGCAAAATGCGTCGGAGACGTGGAAACGCATACCGTAGCCGTGCGCTATCTGCCTCATGTCGTGTATGATGGGGGCCTTTATGGCTCTGTTCAGCCGCTTGTATCCGGCCTGTTTGCTCTGCTCCATGTAGAACTTGTGGATGTCGTAGCCGAGCACCTCGCTCATGCCTGCGTATCTGGCCTTGAGCCGCTCATCGGCTCTGCTCTCCATGCAGAAGAACTCCGTTGTGACGCTGTCGGCTCCGGCTTCGTGCGCGAGGCGTATGAGTGTCGGGTAGTCGTCGCTTGCTCCGATGATGTAGGGTCTCAAGCGCAGAGTAACGTGTACGCCGATGTCGGTGAGGCGCTTAATGGCTGCGAGGCGGGCCTGCGGAGATGGTACCCCTTTTTCTATCCGCTTGGCCTTTTCTGCGTCGGCGGTGATGATGCTGATTTTGACGTGCCAGTTGTGCGTGTGCCGGGCGAAAAGCTCCATGTATCGCTCGTCCTCCGTCCACCATGCCGCCTTGGTCGAAAAGGAGAGGGGGTAGTCTATCTTGTCGAAGTAGCGAAGGAGTTCGAGGGTGACGCCGTTCCTGCGCTCGTACTCGTCGAACTCGTCCGCGAGGCCGCCCCATTGCATGATGCGCCGGTCTCGGATGTAGGGGAAGAATTGGACGTCTGTCTTGTTCGCGGCCGCCGTGTTGTTCACGGCTGCGTTCTCGAAAAGGGCTATAACCTTCTCCGGGTTGACGCAGCGCGGCTTGGCTTCGAGGTAGCCCTTGACGTTGTAGCTTTTCTGGAAGAATGAAAAGCAGTAAAGGCAGTTGTAGGAGCATCGGCTGTAGGTGTCGAAGGTCATCGGCATGGAGCAGTCCGGGATTTCCATGCTCCATCGCGGGCTTGTGTAGTTCTGCTTAAGCTCCATAGTGCTGCCCTCCCTCCGTGTCGAGTATCTCGCCGTTGAAGCGGCTGCCATACTCGAGGAAGACATTCCGTGCCTTGGTCTTGGTCGTCTTAACGAAAGCCGGTGTGATGGTGCTCCCGGACGCGCGTAAGCGCTGAATCGACGTGGCGAGCTTACACTTGACGAGGTACATCTTGACGGGCTCGCCAAGGCTTTCTATGTACTGCATCATGCCGGGGTTGGTGATGCGGTCGCCCTCGAGGACGACATTCTGGCCCTTGAGGCGTTTAAGCTGCTGCTTTATCTTTGGGGCCGCGTTGTACGGGAGTGTGTCGGTGCCCTCCGTGCGCTTGTCGATGCCGTACTTTCCGAGTAGAACAAAATCGCCGGAGCGCGTCAGGGGAATTATATCCTCGAACACCTCCGGCTCTGCCTTGATGAAATTCTCTCGGACGAACGTGGTTTTTCCGCTCCCGCTCTGTCCTATGATGACGTAAAACATGGTCGCCCTCCTTTCAGTCCATGCGGATGACCGTGGTGCTCGCGCCATTTTTTACGGCTCCGCTGTGGCCGTTCTCCTCGGCCCATGCCCGGGCGTCGGATGCGTGCTCAAATGCGAGGGTGATTACCCACGACGCGCCTACGTAGTCGCCGGGCTCGTCGTCGTATTCCTCGGCGTCGTTCTCGAGGTCGTCGTTCCGGGCAAGGATGAGCGCGATTTCCTGCGCGGAGAATCCCGTCGCCTTTGCCTCCTCGATTTCGTAGTCGCCTAAAAGCTGCTCGAGCTTGGAATAATCCCATTGGCCCTTGATTTTGTTGAGAGCCACGTTCAAGAGCTTTTCTTCCTTCTCGTCGAGGTCAACGACGGAGACGGTCGCGGTCTGGCGGCCGAGGTGCTTATAGACGGCCAGCCTTTGATGGCCGCCGACGATGCGGCCGGTGCGCTGATTCCAGACGATGGGTGCCACTTCGCCGAATGTCTCGATGCTGTTCTTGAGGCGCTCAAATTCCGGGTCGCCGGGTTCCAGCGCGACGCGGGGGTTGTAGTCGGCTGTGTGAAGCTGCTCAAGCGGCATTTCTCTAATTTCCATAAGCGGTTCCCTCCATGTGGACGACCATGTTCCGGCTGCCTTTCGGAAACTCCTTTTCGAGCTCGTGCTCTGCTAGCCAGTCCATAGCGGCATCGCGGTCTGGGAAGGAGAGGTATATGCTGAACTCTCCATAATCGTCGCTGCCGCTTTCGTCCTCGTTTTCTTCGTCGCCGGTGTCGGCGTCTTCGTACTCCTCAACGACATCATCCGCTTCTTCGCCGAACAGGGTTGCTATTTCTCCCTCCGAAAAGCCGGTAAAGAGAATTTCGTCGGTCTCGAACTCGGAAAGCAGGGTTTCCAGTTTCCCGTAGTCCCATTGGCCCTCAACCTTGTTCATGGCGACGTTGAGGAGCTTTTCCTGCCGTTCGTCAAGGTCTACGGCGACGGCCTCCGTCTCTGTCTCGCCGAGGTTGGTGAGGATGTAGTAGCGCTGGTGCCCGCTGATGAGGTTGCCTGTTCTGGCGTTCACAACAAGCGGGTCTACGAGGCCCCACCTTTCGATGGAGCCCTTGAGGGCTTCGTACTCCTTTTCGCCGGGCTCAAGCCTTTTTCTCGGGTTGTATGCTGCCGGTCTGATGTCCCGTAGGAGCATTCTCTTGGTCTGCATCTGCATTTGGGCGGTTCGCCTCCTTCTTTGGTTCGTATGGGCACCGTGGGAACGGGCAATGCAGTCTCCCGCCGCAGTCCGTTGACCAGATGCACGCGGGGCACTCTGCTTTTGCTTTCACGGTCGTCCTCCTTCGCGCACGAAAAAGGCCGCCCGGGTGGCCGGGCGGCTCATCGACAGTTTTTCAGTATGGGTATAGTGTACCACACAAAATTGCACAGGTCTATTGCGCGATTTTTTCGCCCAAAAATTGCATCCGGGTCACAACACGGCCTGCGCTCCGTAAAGCATGACAGCAACCTTCTGAACGAGCCGTTTTCGGTTCCTCCATACGGTGGTGTAATCGCATGGAATGGTCTCTGCTATCTGCTCGTCGCTGCGGCCGTCGATGTACTTGCCCTTGACGGTCTCGTAGTACGTGTCGGCCTCGATGGCTGTCAAAGCCTTTTCCACGCACTCTATCTCGTAGGTGTCGGCCGCGATGGTCGCCTCCATGTCCATGACGAGGTCCTCAAGTATCTCCTCTTGGGTTAGCCGGATGCCGGTGCGCGAGAATCTCACAATGGATTTGCTGCGCTGCGGGGCTCCGTATGTTTTGATTTCTTCGAGCTTCTCTCGGTCTTCTTTGACCTTGAGCTTCAGAACAGGGATGGCGTAGAGCCTGCGCTCGGTTGCCTTGTAAGCGTCCTTCGCCACGCTCATGCCCTGCATCCGTCCGGCGTTAACGGCCTTTTGGATTATTGCGTCGAAGTCCGGGTTTTTGGTTTTTCCCATTGTGTAGCCGCCTCCTTTTCGGTGGTTTATGGGGTGGCCGTTCCTCAAAGGGGGCGGCCGGTCTTTACTCCTCCGGGAATGGGTCGTCGTAGTCTTCATAAGCCTGCGGCGCTGCTTCCCTGCGGGGGCCGCCGAGGAATTGAACGTCGTCCGCGATGCACTCGGCGACGGTGCGTTTGTTCCCGTCCTTGTCCTCGTAGCTGCGGTTCTGCCATGTTCCAATGACGGCCGCTTGTCGGCCCTTGGTGAGGTAGCGGGCGCAGAGGTCGGCGGTGTTCCTCCACGCGATGACGTTTATAAAATCGACGGGCCGGTTGCCGTCTTTGTCCTTGTGGTCTCGCTCGACGGCGAGGGTGAAACTGCAAGTGGTGACGCCGCTGCGGGTGACGCGGCGTTCCGGGTCTTTCGTGAGATTCCCGATGAGAATGACCTTATTCATGCTTGCGCTCCTTTTCCGTAAGCTCGGCGAGCCGGGCTCGTACCTGCTTTAGCAATAAAAGCCTCTTTAAGGCTTGCTTGGTCGCAACAGGCATTATTCCGGCAAGGTTCGGGGAAATGATGCCGAGGAGGGCTTGCGAGCCCTCCGGCGGGTGCGCTGCGCGTTCCGTGCTGGCGATTTCTGCGTCGAGGTCTGCCAGCAGCTTGGTGTCGCTGATTTGACCTGCGAGATTGATGACGTTCTTCATGGTGTCTCCTTTCATCCGACGTATTCTTTCGGCGGGGTCTCGAACTCCTCGCCGATTTTCTTCCAGAGGTGGAGGCAGTACGGGTGGCGGTTTACGTATTGGCTGCGCGGCGGGTGGTATTCCACGACGCATTCCTCCTCGCCCCAGAAGATGTCTTTTATCATGCACATTTCTTCCCACGTGGGGCAGCGCCGGGCGAGGCTGACGCTGACGTGTTCCCAGCCGCCTCCCCACGACGCAATGATGACGACGGCTTCCGGCTTGTAGCTCGGGTGGTTGAGGTGGGCCGCGAAGCCGTCGAGGCCGGTCTGGACAATGCTCAGACGGTAGTTGGCCTTGATGTCGGAAATTGGTCTCATCGGCTTCACTCCTCCCGTCTCAGAAATCCCATGAGCCGCCCGATGCTGATGCATCTACCCATGAGGACGTCCAGCCGCATTGCTTTTGTCTCCTCGTCGGAGTTCTTCGCCCGCTGCGCCATTCCGGCGAGGTCGGCCATGTTCCCGCGTAGATGGACGAGCTCGTTATGCTCGTCGCTGGCCGCTGCCGCAGCTCGGATGGCTTCTGCGAGGTCTTCGTTGTTGCGGCGGGCCGTGTCGTAGCGTGTGATGCCGGTTTCTTGGTATGCGTTGTAGGCGGTGTCGGCCTTATTCTGGTAGCGCTCCGCGAGCTTGTAGAGCTTTTCTTTGTCCATGCTGCACCTCGCTTCTCTAGACGTCTCTAAAGGCCCCGGCGATGCACTCTGCCATTCTGGTCGCGGTCTTTGTCTCGCTCTCTCTCGCGGCTCTGTGGCTGCGCTCCAATAGCCGGTCTTGATTCCGTTCACTCTTTCGTGTGTAAGTCGCTTCATACTGCGCTCCTCTCTCAATCCAGCAGCAGAAGTACGCCGTTCCGTCCTACGGAGAGGCGGTAGGGTTCGAGTTCCTCTGCGGTTGCGTGCTTGTGTCCAAACAGGGCCTTCATGTCCTTCCATACCTCCCAAGGAACGCGATAACAGTCTCCGTGTCCGAGGCCCGCGACGATGAAGCAATCGGCCCCCATGCGCTGGTACTTGTCGAGCTGCTCTGCCTGCTCCCGTGTCACTCGACTTTGGTCGATGCGGGTGTCGGCCGTGTACTTGGCGTCAAAAAGAACTGTCCGGCCGCCCTTGAGAGTGCCTTTGTAGTCGGCCTGTGCGTGTTTCTCGTAGTAGGCGATGAACTTCCCGTTTCCGAGGTCGCGGGTTGGGCGCATGGGCTCCGGCGTCTTCTCGATGGCCGCCTCTCCTTTCTGCTCATAGTAGCGGAGTGCGAGGTCGATGTAGTCCTCGAAGTGCTTGCCCTGTGCCTTGGAAATAGCCCCTTTGTACTGCTTCACCGGGTCTTTTCGGTGCGTGGTCTGCCGGTATGGCTGTCTCGCCATGTTCTCCCTCCTTTGTTTGGCTTGTTTGTTGTATCTCCGTATCTCATGGCATTGTGTCTGCGCCGTTACGGTGGTCGTGAGGCGCTTTGTGCCCTTGCTCATTGGCGTTGGCTCCCTTCTCTCCAAAACTCGACGAAGTAAGTGTATTGCTTGCTCGCCCCGCGCTTTTCTCGGCCGTGTCTTACGGTGTAGCCGTTCCGCGCAAGGATGACTATGAGCGTGTCGCGGTCTGCCGGTGAGGCGCAGTCGATTTTCTGGCGGTCGTTCATCCGTTCAGCCCTCCGTCCATACCGCTCGGGTATTCCCGGATGAGGTCGTCGCCCCAGACGGCCTTGAGGCTGTCTTTCATGAAGACCGGGACGCCTGTTATGCTGGCGTCGTCCACGATGGCTTGTATCCATTCGCGCTTGGGCTGCTTCTTTGCGCTGCCGGGGCCGGTCATTGCTCCGATGATTACCCATTCGACCTTTTTCTCGTAGCCCTCGCTGCCGTTGCCGCGCTCTCCGGCGGCCTCGAAGGGCTCAAGGAGCGGCTCGATGCTGGCGAAGGTGTTGTGATGCTTGCTCCACCAGAAAGGCTTATCTGGGCCGGTTGTGGTCGTTCCGTACCAGAAATTCCGTTCCTCCGGGAGCTTCCCTTTGCTGGCAAGGTCGAGGTATCTGGCCGGGTTCTTAGTGAGAAACAGGTACGTATGCTGCGGTGCCCTTTTGCAGGCGTCGAAAATCCGCTCTATCCACTCGTCGGGTACCCATGCGCCGAAAAGGTCGCTCATGCTGCACACGAAGATGTTGGACGGTGCCTTGCGCTGCTCCGGGTATGTGAGGGTGTAGGCGTGTAGCGTCGGTGCAAAGCCTTTCGGGTACGGTGTCGGCCTGCGGTAGCCGCCCTCTTTGGTCTTTAGGCGCGTTGGCCGTTCCACGACGTAAAGCTCCGGGCCGCCGTCCGCGCTGGGTGCTGTGGTGATTGCCTCGTCCGGCCACTCGTCGATTTTCGGTTCAAACCTGCTGACGATGCGCTGGGCGTAGCAGTATTCGCAGCCGTGTCGGCAGCCGGTAACGGGGTTCCATGTGTGGCTGCACCACTCGATTTTTGTCTTGTGGACGTTCATGGTCTATCCTCCTTCGTTCTTTTTCCTGCCTCCCCGACGGGATGGGCGCGGCCGGGTATCCTCTTGGCCGCACCTGCTCGGGTCGTTCGTGCATGGGTTCCTGCACTTCCCGCGCTGCTGGCAATCTACGCAGCATCGGCTGTCTCTGGCCCTGTCGCAATAGAAAATCATGCAGCGCCGAGGTTCTTTACTCGTCGTCATCTTCTACAATGGCTGCGAGGTGTTCGAGCTTGCGCTGTTCTGCTTCGCTGTTGTCTCCGAAGATGACGTCGAGTTGGTTGAGCATGATGCTGACGTCGGCGCGTTCCTCTTCGACGGATGCGATGATGGCGTCGTAGTCGCCCTGATTGAAGTCCTCGTGACGGACGTACTTGAGCAGGGATTTTGTGAGCTCGCTCATTTCCTCCACGGCCATGAGGATTTGTGCCCTTTCTCCGAACTTGACGACGGCCGCCTCGTAGAGGGCCATTTCCCGCTGCTCCGGCGTTTGTTCGTCCTCGCCGCTGTCATCGACAGATACCGAGATTTCAGATTTCAGATACAAAACCGGGCGGACGCCGTAGCGGCCGATGCACGCGATGTTGTGGCTGAGCGCCCCGTCCGAGTTCACGAGGCGCACGCGGGAATTGTAGTCGTCAAGTCCACTGTATGGGGTGGCTGTCCACCACCATTTTCCGATGGGCGGGAGGATGTCACGGTGCCTGCGGTAGTCCTCCATCGTTAGCAGGCCTACCTTGACGCTGTCCTTCCCGTACTTGGGGAGGCCGTCGTCCGCTGTGAGGTCGATGACGTACTCGCAGATGTTCCCGGCTCCGAGCTCGTCTTCCAGCTTGCGCAGGAACTCGCCGTTGAGGTAGGCGCGAAGGGTGGAAGCTGCGAAATCGCACTTGTTTCCTTCGTCGAATGCCCTGTTTTCGGTGATGTCGGTGGAAACGACGAAGGTGCGGAGGGGGAGCCCTTGGCTGCTCCTGCTGTGGTCGAGCACCGTCCACTGGATGCCTGCGCCGTAAAAGGTTTCGCCGCGCTTGAGGTCTTTGAGCTGTTTTTTCATGTGTACGTTCCTTTCTGGCCTGTGGCCCTGTTATGCGTTGTAAGGGTCGGTGTAGCTCCAATCCCATGTTTCGCCGGTCTTTTCGTAGGTGGTGCGGTAGTGGTTATGGGCTCCGTCGCCCGCAAAGAAGAAATAATCTTCCGGGAGTGTGCGGCCGACGTTGGTCTCGCCGGTCTTCTCGGCCCACCATCGCTGTAAAACGTCATCCGCAAGCTCGATGAGCTCTGCTGTTGCCGGGCTCTCCTCGCTGTATGCGAATTGGTGCGGGGCCGTTATGACTTCCTCTATGCTGCTGCCGTAGATGCCTGCGTCGTAGCGGTTCAGAATGCACCAGATGACGGCTGCCTGTTCGGCCTTGCTCTGAATGCCTCTTGCCTCGGCCCATACAACCTTGGCGCACATGGTTACGGTCTCCTCGGTGTACGGGGGCGCTGCGGCCTGCTCCGGCGTGTGGAGTTCTTCTTGGTCGCTGTCGCTCTCGGGCGGCTCTGTCGCCGCCTCCGGCGCGGCGTCTGTCTGGTAAGCCCTCGTTACCATCCGGGTCTCGATGCCCTTTTCCGTGGCCGTGACGGGCTTGAGGGCCCCTCCCGCCGCGAATACGCTTGCTGCGAGTATCAGCAGAAAGATTGCGGCGGTCGTAAATCTATTCATCGTCGTTTGTCTCCTCTCTGGCCTCAAGGGCCTTTGTCTGCGCCTTCTCGAGCCGGTCGGAAAGGGAATCGAGGCTGTATCTGCCGTTGTAGTAGTTCTGCTGCTCCTGCCATTGGCGGTTTACTCCCTCAATGAGGCGTCGGCTGCCGTCGCTCTGCGCGGCGCTGACAGCTTCGATTCTTTCTCGGAGGGCGGGCGGCAGCATCGCCTGTTTCCGCTGCCGCTCGACCTTCTCCTCGTAGGCTTGCAGAAATGCAACGCGGTCGAGGCCCACCTTTGAGGCGCTCCCTCTGGCGTATGCGACGTACATCGCGTAAAGCTGCCCGTATCCGATGGCGTCAATGGTCTCCGCGATGGCTGCCGGAAGCTCGCGGTGGTAGTCCCTGTGGCAATGCTCTCCGGCGACGGAAAGGTACTTCGCCACGACGGCCCATGCCTCGTCGGGCGGTATGATGTCCGGGTGCTGTATGCGCGTCATAAGCTCCCGTATCTCTGCGATGGAGGGCGGCCATTTCGACGTGCTGATGTGCTGCTTAACGGCCAGCCCTACGAGGCCCGCGTTGTCCTCGCTGAAAATGTCGGCCCAGACAGCTACCATGCTGCGGATGTGGTTCTCGTCCTTGAACTTGTCGAAGTTCGGGTAGGCCATTGTTATAATGCCTATGAGCTTGATGGTCTCCTTTTGGGTCACCAGTCGTCGCCTCCTTCCTCGTCTAACATCTTCCCGAGAACCTCGAGGGTGTTCGGTTTCCCTCCGGCCCTTGGCCGGGCCTGCGGTGCTACCTCCTCCGGGCCGCTGTACTGGTTCTCCCATTCGCGGCCGTTGAGCCACGTTGCCGGGTGCGGGGTGTATCGTATCTCGCGGAAACGGCTGTCGAATGCCTTTGCGGTTTCTACGGCGTTAATAATCCGCTCCGCGAGTTCCTCGTCCGGCTCTATCTTGGCCCACGCCTTTTCTGCGTCTCCTATGCTGACCTTTCGGGGGTACACGGCCCAAAAGGCATTGAAGCGTGTTTCCTGCGTTTTTGTCAGCGTAGAAGGCTTTCGCCTGCGCGGCTTTGGCGCTGCGTCCTCGAGAAAATCAGGTTCAGCGTTGCCGGTGCCGTCGGGCTCCGGCTCGGCCGCTCCCCCAATGGGGGGTAAGGGGGGTATATCTTCTTCCTGTTTACTGTTACTGCTTACTGTATACTGTTTACTGTTTACTGGTTGCTGCAAGGGTTTCGGAAGGGTTTCCGAAAGGGTTTCCGAAAGGGTTTCGGAAGGGTTTCCGCAACCGTTCCGAAAGGGTTTCCGAAACAGTTTCGGTAAGGCTTCCAGCAAGGGTTTCAAATACGGCTTCCCGGCCTCGTTTGCGAGCCCTTCGAGGTGTGCGTAGACCGTGTGAAAGAGGTCGCTACGGGGCAGGCCCTCGAGCTTTGTAAGCGCTCCTTTTACTTGGTTCGGGTTCTCGATGGGGTTATAGCGCAGAAAATTCTTGAGAAGAATCATTCGCGTGTCTTCCTCGTAGATGACTATTCCGCTTCCGAAAAGCTCTCGCCATGCGTGTGAAAACCGTTTTTCCGGGAGTTTCGTGTCTTCGAGGGCGTATGCCTTTGGTAGCTGGTAGCATCCGATTACGTTCCTGTGCTTGGTCGTGAGTAGGTAAATCAAGAGGTATCGGGCGTCCGGCGACAGCGCGAGGACTTTCTCATCGTCCCAGAAACGGGCGTCTATTTTGGAATACAATGCGGTTTCACCTCCTCCTATCGGATGGAGGGGAGGCGGGCCTCCCTCAATCCATCGTAACTGTGCTGCCGTCTTCGCCTGCGTGTACGGTGATGTTCTGCGGGAAGCGGGCTTTCATCGTCGGGTCATGGCTGATGGCGAGAATCCGCATTCCGGGGTTTCTGGCCGCCATGCTCGAAAGGGCGTCGGCGTATGCCTCCGTGCCCTCTGCGTCGAGGAATGGAGGCTCATCTATAAACAGCATCCCGAGCTGGATGCCCGCCCTGCGGGCTTTGATGTCTGCGAGGCCGAGGGTGACGGCCAGCGCAATCTTGACTTTCTCGCCGCCGCTGTGGCTTTGGTACGGACGGCTGCTGCCGCTGATGCTGTTAATCCAGACGTCAAGGCTATTGACTACCTGCTTGGTGCTGCGCTGCTCGCGCTCGGTGCGAATGTCAACGGCCATCTTGCCGCCGGTCATGGCTGCGAGAATGTCGTTTGCCCGGTGCATAATCTCTGGAACGATGCCCCGAATTATCATGTACTGGATGCCGTCGAGGCCGAACGCCTGCACAAGCGTCTGGTAGTCGTCGAGGGTCTTGGCCGTCGCGCTGATTTCTGCACGGTAGGCGGTGGCCTGCTCTGCTGCCTCCTCAATGGCTGTGAGACGGGTCTGGATGCCTCCGCGTTCGGTTGCAAGGCTGGTGAGGTGGTCGGCGAGTGTCTTCCTGCGGGCGGTAAGCTGCTCGAGGTTTCCGCTTCCCTCCGGGATTCTGGCTCGGATTTCTCCAGCGTCGATAACGGTAAGCGCCTTTTTTGCGTCAAGCTCCGTGGCCTCTGCCTCGAACGCCTCTATCTGCGGAAGCAGGGCGGCCGCTGTGGCTGCTGCGGCTTTGCATTGGGGAAGTGTGTCGGCGAGGGCTTTCGATGCTTTCAGCGACGCTCTGGCGGCCTCTGCACGAGCTTCGGCGGCTTCGAGTGGTTTCTTCTCCGCTTCAATGGCTTCCAGCCGGGCCCGGGCCTCGGCTTGCTTTGCCTCCTCGGCTGCGATGGCTGCGTCGAGTTCCTTGACGGACGCCTCTGCTGCTGCCAGCTTTGGCGCGAGGGCTGCGAGCCCTTTGTGCTGTAGTTCCTTGTCCGCGATGGCTGCGATGTCGGCTGCCGGGTCTCCTACGGTGTCGTACTGCGCTTTCGCCGCTCCGTACTCGACGGAAAGGCGGTCGTACTCTGTGCGGTCTTCTTTCCGGGTCTTCTCTAGCGTCTCCTTGAGGGCGTCGAGCGTTCCCTTGGCCGTGACGGCGTTCTTCAAAAAATTGCAGGTCGCCTCCTCCGGGTGCGGGCATCCGCTGTCGTCGAGGATGGCCGCCGTTTTGCCGTAGTAAGAGATGCGCTGATTGATGTTGTCGATGCGGGCGCGGCTCTCGGTGAGGAATGTATCGCGGGCCTGCTTGGCTGCTACGAGCGCCTTATGTGCCTCTGTGAATTTGGCGAGGCGGCTCTCTGCCTCCCTGCGGGCCGGGACGAGTGCTTCGATGGCTGCGGCCGCTGCTTCGATGTCTTCCTTGCGCTCGAGGATGGCCCGGGCCTGCTCTTTGCTTTTCTGGCGGCTCTCAACGACGCTCTGCGACGTTTTGAGGGTCTCTCCGATAGAATTGGCCTCTTGGGTAAGGCTGCGGAGTTTCTCGACGTCTGGCGCGGTTTCCTCGATGTCTGCGCGAGCTGCCTCCACGTCGGCCGCTGCCTTTTCTGCTGCCGGAAGGGCTGCTGCGAGGCGCTCGGCGTCGCTGTGCTTCCTGCGGGCGGTTTCTGCCTGCTGCCGTTTGGCTGCCGCGTCTGCTTCCAGCCGGTCGGCCTCCTTGAGTTTCTCGTCGGCCTGCCGTGTAAGCTCCTCCCGCATGGCCTCGCTGCGTTGTGCCTCTGCGATGACTGCGTCGAGGGTTTCTGTCTCTGCACTGGCCGCTGCTGTTTTCTCGTCGATGCTTGTGATGTCTTCCTCGAGGGCGGCTTTGGCTGCTATCTGCTCCTCAAGGATGGAAAGACGCTCGCGGGTGGCTGCGATTTTCCTGCGCTGCTCCGTGGAGCAGTCCTTTGCGAGCTCCTCGAGCCGGGTGTAAATGTCAAGGCCGAGGAGGGCGCTCAACACTTCCATGCGGCGGTCGCTGTCCGCGTCGAGGAACAGGCCGTAGGCGTCCTGCCGGATGAGGGCTACGCTGCAAAAGGTGTTGCAGTCCATTCCGAGGATGCGCTCGATGCGGGCCTGCGTGAGTTTCATCGTCGTGTCGCTCTCGTCGAGCCATTCATCGGTGCCCGGGTTGCGACGGTGGATGGCGAGTGTACCGCGTCCGGCCTTGGTGCGGGTGCGGATGACGCGGTAGGTCTCCGGCCCCATAGCAAACTCGAAGGTGATGGCTCCGCTTTTGGTGCCGTCGCGTACCCAGCCGCCGATGTCCTCTTTTCGGGTCTGCTCGAAAAGGCAATCCGCAATGGCGTCCATGAACAGGCTGCTCTTTCCGACGCCGTTTTGGCCGTTGACCATTGCCATGCGGATGTCCTCGAATGTGAAATCCGCTGCGGAATAGCTGCGGTAGTTCTTGACCTCTACTCTGACGGGTGCGAAGCTGCCGGTACGCTTGTCCGCGTCTCGACCGTCGTCGGCCCTTTTAATGAGCGGTGCGGCCAACTCCGTGAGGCGGCTGATGGTCGCCGGGTCGAGCTCTGCACGCTCGAGGTATCTGTGCAGGGCCTCGGTCGGCCCTTCGTGCTCCGTGAGCTCCGGGGCTGCATTGACGTCCTCGATGTCCTCCGGGAGAACTTCTGCGACGTAGAACGCGCCTGCTGCAACGAGGGCCTTACGGAGCGAGGCTCGGTTGAGTGCCTTGTCGATGTCCGGGGCGCAGGTGTATCGGACGCGAACGAGGGCGTCTTTCATCGCGGCCGGGGTCTCCGGCAGTTTGCCGGTGGCCGTGTACGCTGCGATGTCGTCCGGCCCGAGGCGGTAGGTGTAGTGTCTGCGCTCCGGGGTGTTGATGAACTTGCTTTTGACGGCCGTGCCCGGTAGGCTGACGGGCGATGTAATCATCTGGTGAATGTAGAATCCGTGTTCCGTGCCCTCGTCGTTGAAAGTGAGCTGATTCGGACTGCCGCAGTAGTACGCCGGGGTGTTGCAGGGTAGCTTCTGCGGGTGGTGGATGTGACCGAAGCACGCGAGGTCTACGCCGGTGCTGTCGATGGTGGACGGGAGGATGACTACGTCCTGTCCGGCGAGGAAGGTGCTGCCGTTGTCGGCCTCCGCTCCGGCTACGGTGTAATGAGCGACGAGGATGGCTGGGATGCTCTTGTCAAGCTCCGTGGAAAGGCCGAGAAGAACGTCGTTGATGAGTGCGGTCGCGTTGCGGTTCTCTGTTTCCTTGTCCACGCCCGGAACGAAAAGCCGTAGACGACCCTTGTCAAAGCCGGGGAGAGCGAGGATTTGCATGTCGCCCTCGCTGGTTGTGAGGCGCTCGATGCCCGGCGTGGTGTAGATGTGGAGGTTTGCTTCGTCCTTGGTGATTTCGCGCACAGTCTCAAATGCGCGTGGGTTGTCGTGGTTCTCTGTACCGAACAGGAGAACTACCTGCTCGCTGCATCTGCAAAGGGGCCGCAGGAATGTCGTGATGGCGTCGTTTACATCGTCAAGGGCCGTATCAGCCCAAACGCGGGAGCGGTTGAAAAGGTCGCCCGCTACGATGCTGACATTCGGCTTCTCCTTTTCGGCTACTTCTACGATGTGTTTCATGCAGGCGAGGGTGTCCTGCCTGCGGGCGTTCTTCCCGTCTCTGACAGGGCCGTTGAGGTCGCCGAGGTGCGTGTCGGCGGTGTGGAGTATCTTCATTGCGCTGCCTCCTTATGGAACAGAGCGGCGACGTCCTCGAGCCTTTCGGGGAGCCGTGCCTGTTCGTTGTTGAATCCGTTGAAATCTCCGAGGGTGAGGGGCTCGTATCTGCCCGTCGCCCTCCCGGTGTCGTAGTAGAGCTCGAGCCGGTCGTCTTGAAATCCCGGCGTGATGGTGATGGTGCTTTTGCCGAGCTTGATGTAGACCGCTGCTCTAAGTCCGAAGGGCCCGCTCACGACAACCGGCTGGCCGGTGAGCTCCTCGAGGTCTGCTGCGAGGGGGAATATGGCTGTTTCCATCCATCTTGCGCGACCGGTCTTCTCGTTCGCGAGGCGGTAAATCTTCTCGTACTTGCTCTCACTCATGCCGGTTCCTCCTTTGCGAGGGCCGCCGCAAGCTCTTGGAGCATCTTGCAAATGGCCTCTGCGTCATACACGAGCTCGCGGGCGCTTGGAACGCCTTTGACGCCATTCCGCTTTGCCTCTATCCACAGTTCGATGTGTTCGTCGATGTCGAAGTTGGCCGCGTATTCCTTGACGTTCTGAATGAAGTTTTTGGAATCCACGCAAATGCTGAAATCTTCTCCGGCCGGGGATTCCTTGCAGAGTTCCACGTCCTCGTTCGCGTCGAGGTAGATTGACCAATCGAGGCGCTTACATATCTCGGTGGTTTTGTCGTTAAGCATCAGCGGCCTCCTCTCGAGGCCCGCTCCGCTTTTTGGCACTTGGCGCAGAGGCAGCGGCCGTACTGGCGCTTGCTGTAGCTGCGGATGTTCTCGGGCGTCCATGTCTGGCCGTTGCGGGCCTGTGTCTCTACAATCTGTTCGCCACAGTCGTCGCAGAAGATGAGATTCGGGTTTTCAAAATCCGGGGCATCATCGGGCTCGTCCGGAATGTCCGGCGTGGGGTAGCCACTGTCGGCTCCGTCGTCTGGAACATCTACGGCCGCCGGGAGCGCTGCCGAATTGCCGCTGATGGCTGCGCGGGGGCTGCCTGCGCCCTCGAACAGCATCCCCATGGATTGCAGGTAGTTGGCTGCTACGGCCTCCTTGATTTCCGGGGCCTCGAGGTTCGGAACAACGTGCGCGATGATGAAGGGCTTGCGCAGCTCCGGGATGGTGTAGGTTGCTGCGAGGCCGAGGGCTGCGCGAAGGGCCCGCATAAATGCCTTGCTCTCTGCAATTGCTGTGCGGTGCGGCAGGAAGCGCTTGTACTGTGCGTCGGTCATGCTCTCCTTTTCTGCTGCGCAGTCGATTTCGCGGGTGGCTTTCATCAAGCGGAAGCCGCCGGAGGGCTCCGGGACGCGAATGGTAACGGTCACGGCCACGTTATACTGCGCCGGGCAAGTGCCGCAGGCTTTGGGTTTGCCGACGGCCCGCGCCATGTCCACACATCGCTTGCAGCCGTCCGTCATGCCGCTCTCGGTGTCTACGATGCTGATGTTGGCCGCTGCTGCGAGCTTCATGCCGCCTACCTTGGTGATGGCGTATTTGCCGCTGCTCTTTTCGCGGTAGACGTCTTTGCTGTTCTCCGGGTCGCTGACGTCGAGCTGTACCTTGTTCACGATGATGCGTTGCAGGTTGCTCATTACCTGCATGGTCGTGACTGGGATGAGGACGTTAAACTTATCGGGCGGATACTCGTTGAGCTGTACGATGGTGCCCGCGATGCTGTTGTTTGCCATTGAAAATGCTCCTTTCCTTGACATCCGGCCTTGGCCGGTGTAGAATAAGCGTAGGTTATTTACCAGAGGCCGTTTCTGTTGCAGCAGGGCGGCCTTTTCCCATGTCTCTGGACATGGCCCAGATTGCGATGTCTGTAATGGTCTCCTCGAGCGAGCGAAGAAATTCGAGCGCCCGGTCGAAGTCCTCCCGTTCATAGCTGTCCACTATTCCATCGTCGGCAATGCTCTCGAGCGTGTCGGCGATTTCTTTTGCCTTGCGCAGCCTTTGGCTGACGCGCAGCGCGGCCCACGGGAGGTCTCTGTCTGTGGCCGTCTTGCCGGTCTTGCGCCCTATCGGACAATCGCTGCAATAGCGGAGCATGATGTCCGGGCGGTTGTAGCCCTGCGCGTACTGTGTGATGTCGTCCGGGCTTGGGGTAACTTCTCCGCGCTCATGCCGTCCGATGGTCTCGGGCGAGTACGGAAGGTCTATGCTCGCCGTTTCTCGTGACACATATCCGGCCGACAAACGTGCCTCACGGAGATATGTTGGGGTGGTCGATGTTACTTGGTTTGACACGCCGTTCGCCTCCTTTCTGCGGTAGAATATAGGCGTGGTTGAGGGTGGTGGTCAGTCCGTAGGCTTGAGGCACTTGAGGTACTTCGCGGCCCGGATGGCGTTGTCGGTGAGTTGTCTTTGCCATGCGCCCTGTGAGGGGGCCCACTTGAACGCTGCTCCACGGAGCTCCGTGCGGGTGTCGTTGTCCGGCTTCTCGTCAAAGAACACCTGAATGCGGTTCTCATCGGTATTCATAACGACCTTGCCGCCGTCGAACTCCCATCCGTCCGGGGCCGCGCTGCTGCTGCGCTTTTCGAGTTCCGTGATGCGTTCCTTGATGCGCCGGATGTTCGCGTTGTTGTTGGAGAGGGAGTACGAGGCGAATGGCTTGTCTTCGAGGTGCCAATCGGAGCCCATAGCTGCCTCGGCCTTTGCGATTTCCTCCTCCGTGAGGTAGGGGCAGTCCTTGAGGGTCTTGTGCTTGCGCCAGTAAGCGTTGACGTCCTTCATCGTCTGCTGCGCTGCCTCGAGCTTTGCGAGCTTGGTCTTGAGCTTGGTGACGGCTGCCGGGTCGTCGCTGCTGATGCCTCCCTTGCCCGTGCTGCGGATTTTGTCGAGGATGCCTTGGATGTCTTTCCACTCCTGCATATTACGGTCTGCGGCGCGGTTCTGCTTCTCTTTCTTTGAAACGGGGAAGTTGCTGCCGCCCGCGATGAGGATGGAGGGGCATCGGGTCTGGATGGAGTAGTTGGCGTTGAGGTTCTCTGCGAGCTTGCGGGCGTAGGTGTTGAGAAGGCTGTCTACGCGGTCGTGGTACATGGGGTCGATGCGGCGCTTCTGGCGGTACGCGAGGTATGCAGCCCTGTCAACCTCGACGCGGTAGCCTGCGGTCGCGCTGCCCTCTACATAGTCGCTAAAGCTGTTCATGCGCTTGGCCTGCCGCGCAGTCGTCTCGCTGATGGCGTAGTACATAGGCGTCTGCCCAGCAGGCTTGAGCTCGTAGGCGTCGGCCTGCTCTGCGGTGAGCTCGTCTTCGTAGTCGAGCCAGCCCCAAACGCGGCCGAGGTAGTCGATGTCGGTTCCGTTGCTGCCGTAATTCCCGAGGGTTGCCGGGCGGCCCGGGTAAGTTCCGGGTGCGACGGGGCGCTGCGTGGAATAATAGCGGTACATGGTTCAATGTCTCCTTTCTGATTTCGGCGGCGTGTCCTGCTTGTAGAAGCAGTTGCCGCAGTAAGTCCAATGCTGTCCGTCCTTCTTGAAGGTCGCGAATGTGGGTCGCCATTTGCCGGTGTCCGGGTCGAGTTCGTGGCTGTACGGCTCGCCCGTCTGTAGGAATCCGAAGCTCATAAACGCGGGCGGGAGGCAGTCGCGCATTTCATCGACGATGCGCTCCTCCACATAGTCGCCGGGGCTGGCCGCTTCCTCAAAACTCCCGGCCGCCTCCCAATCGGCATAGGTCACCAGCTTGTGGGTCGGCTGCTCTGCGTTATTCTCGCGGCAGTCGCACCTCTCTCCGGGGTCAAGGGCACATCCGCAGGCTGGACAAAAGTAGTTGTGCATTTATAGGTCTCCTTTCTCTTGATTTTCCGTCTCGGTTTCTCGGGGTGGCACCATGCTCGCAGCTTCCATCCGAAGTACGGGAGTGCGATGACGTAAAGCGGGAGGAACATTTCGCCGCCGGGTAAACCGGCTCGGGAGGTGAGCTTGTCGAACATGATGAACGCGATGCGGGCAATAATGCCGCCGAAGATGATGAGCGTCGTGACGCGGGAAAGAGCGCGTAGGTCTGCGCGTATGCGCTTGCGCTGCTCCTGCTGCCGTCTGAACTCCTCGCGGCTTTGGGGCCTATACATGGGGCTTCCTCCTCTCTGGCTTCTTGGCGGTGATGTCTTCGCCGCAGTAGAACTTCTCGCAGAATCTCCGGCGCGGAACACGGCCCGCGATGGTTTCGTACCCTTCGGCCTCGAGCTCCTTGTTCATCTTTCGGATTATCTCGTAGGCTTTGGATTTGGAGATGCCGAGAATTTCCATGACGTCGCCCACGAACAGGAATTTGTAGGTCTGTTGCATGGCCGGTTCTCCTCTCTGGTTAGGTTCGGTTGGTGGCGATGGAGGCTTCGTAGTCCTCCATGTAGCGGCGCACCTTGGGAATGAGCTCGTGTCCGGCACAGCGGCCGGTGGTGCATTCGACGAGGGTGGAGTGCTTGACGTCGGCTGCCGCCGCTACCTGCTTGTAGGTGATGCCGTTCCGGGCGCAGAACTGCAAAAGCTCGAGGCCGAAAGCGGTCTTAGGGTTCTTGCGGGCTGGCATTTTCTTCACTTCCTTTCTTGTTTGGCTTGTTTGTTGGCTGCGCTTGTGGTATACTGTTGTGTGGGTAGCTGTGTTCGGCGACCGCGTTACGCTCTGGCGAGGCGGGGCCCATAGGCCCCATCCCGGTCGAGAAGCGTGAGTAGCGTGGTGTCGAGCAGGCTGTCCGGGCGCTGCCGAGCTTCTTTCTCGAGTGCCTCCTCCGGGCTGTTCGCCTGCTGGTGGGAAACAACCTGTTCCGGGGTCTCGAGGCGGTAGATGTCGTAAGTGTTCACGGCGTTACCTCCTTTGGCTCGTCATAGACGAGGTAGATGTCTCCGCTGTCCTCCCAGCTTACGGTTTCGATGGCCTTGTGTTCGGTGACGAGCCATGCGGCTTGCCCCATTGCTGCGGCGACATACTTGGCCGGAACAAGCCTGCGCTTTGTAGGGCGGCTCCATCCCCGTGTTTTGACTTCGCCGTAGGTGATGTTCTTCTTCAAGGCTCGGAAGGCTGCGGGGCTTTGAACTTCCATGCCGACGGTGATGCCGTCGAACTGTCTCATGTGGAGGTGCGTCATTCGTCGCTCGCCTCCTCTGCGGGTAACATTTCGCATTCATCTACGAGGCTGTCGCCTCCGGGAAAACGATAGATGGGGGCCGGGCCGCCCTCGAGGAGGGGCTGTGCCCCTACGAGGTAGGCGTCGTAGCCTCTGGCATGGATTTTGAGGGGCCAGCCGTAGCGTCTGGCGAGCTCGTCTCTGTAGCTCATTCTGCATCCCTCCACTTGAAGTCTCTCCAGACTTTGCCGGTGAAGCGGGTGACGATGCTCTCCATGAGCGCTTCCTGCTCGTTGAATGCCTTGTTGAAGGCCACGCGAACGAAGTTGTTACTGACGGTTTCCATAGCCGCGCAAGCCTCGAGGAGTTGGTCTCTGCAATTCGGAACGAGGATGCGGTCGTCTTTGTACTGCTTGAAGTCCTCGAAGAACGGCTCGTACTTTTCCGTTAGGAGCTGCGCTCTGAGCTTGTAGATGTTAGTCATCGTCGGAAACCTCCTCCGCGTCTTCGATGTCTTCTTCGGTGATGCTGCCGTAGGTGTAGCCCTTGTCGTTGCGAAGGAAGACAGGGCGTTCGGGGTCAAAGCTCTCGAGGATTTCAATGAGCTCGCCGACGGTCAACGTCCGGCCGCATTGCTCCGGGCTGTAGCCGTTGCGGTTGCCCTCGATGTAGATGGGTCTCATGGTCTTCTCCTTTCGGCGGCGGGCGGCGGCCCGTGTCGGTCTGGCGCTCAAATGCGCCTCGTTTGTTGGTTGTTGGCTTAATTATAGTCCGAATATGAGGTCTTGTAAAGACCATTTGCGGATTTTCTCAAAAATTTTTCCGTATCCCGGCCCATCTGGGCCGCAAGGAGGTTCAAATGACGATTTGCGAACGTGTCTTTTCTCTGCTGGCCGATGCTGGCCGCGAGCAGCGCGAGCTGGCAAAATTCATCGGCGTTCCGGCGAAAACCGTTAGCACGTGGAAAGTGCGCGGGACGAATCCGGGCGCAGAATACATCGCTGCGATTGCCGAGTTTTTTTCTGTCTCAGTGGACTACATCTTGACAGGGGAAGAAAAGGAATACCGGCTGTCTCCGGCCGACGAGGAGGTGCTTTCTGCGTACCACTCGCTGCCGCGCCCGGAGCAGGTTTATATCTTGAGCGAAATGTACCGCCGTGCTGGCCGCATCTCCTCTCCCGCCGAAGTAATCGGGGAAGATAAAAAGACGGCCGGGCCCGAATCCGCTGTCGGGTCGGCCGTGTGATATACGTTGACTTTTCTCCCGGGGGTGAAAAGAAATGAAGACTGGCTATCTGTCGTGCCGCCTCTGCGGCGCGGAAACGAACTGCGTGGAGCTGACGGCGGGCCTCTGCCCGGCCTGCGCAAAAATAAAGGCCGACGAGCTGGCCGCTCTGCATCGCTGCTTTGACAGGAAACTCGCCGAAGGTGACGCCGGGGCCGCTGCGTTGGCCGTTGAGGAAATTGAAAACTATGAGAGCCTATATGGCGTCCGGCTCGCTGCTGCGCCGTCTGTGGCCGCTATGCGGGCTGCCGTTGGAAGGAGGGAGGGCCGTGGGGCTTAACGAAATGATTAGGAGAGGTGCGGGTTCCGCTCTGGCCGAAATTGAAAAGCTGGACGAGTTTATCGAGCGGAATCCTCGTGCCTCACTTCGCAAGTTCAAGAAATGGGCAATGGAAGAGAGGCTTTCGCTGCCTCTCTTTGAGAAGGTTTTGGCGCTCTCGTTTGTCGGCGAGCGCGGCGTGTTCGCCGCGTGGAAAGCGCAATGTGAGGCCGTTCTCGGTGTTAACGGCGCGGAAATGCGAGCTAAAGAGCTGATGCTGGTTCCCTTGGCTGCTGGTTCTGACGAGCTTCTCTCAAAGGCTCTCCGGGGTGAAATCGTTCGCCCCGGGCCAGAAATTGGGATGCCTCTGAAAGAAATGCGTGAGAAGTACGAAGTCACTCATGTTCGTTGGATTGCAAAGAGTGGCGCTTGCGCGGGCTGCGCGGCTCTGGATGGTCGTATGTTCACGCTCGGGGAGGCCGAGGCTTTTGTCGAGAATAAGAAACACGAGGGCTGCCGCTGCCGTTGGGAGCCTGTGTACGGGTTTAAGGCTCCGCTGAAATATCCTCCAAAAGATGCGCCTTGCACACTATTCTCGACATTCTGTGAGGCCGCCGAGCTTTTCCCGGAGGCGTAAGTGTATGCCGGTCTATAAAGACGAGAAACGAGGGACTTGGTACGCCTCGTTCTACTACACGGATTGGTCTGGAAAACGGAAGCTGAAAAAGAAGCGGGGGTTTGAACGTCGGAAGGATGCGCAGGAGTTTGAGCGCGAATTTCTGGCGAAGTCGGAACAATCCTGTGATATGACGTTCGCCTCTCTTGTCGAGCTATACAACGATGATATGGCCTCGCGGCTCCGGCTCTCGACGCGGAAAAGCAAGGAATACCTGATGGAGCGTCATATCCTTCCCTTTTTCCGCGACTTGCCCGTAAACAAAATAACTCCCGCCCATGTCCGTAAATGGCAGGCGGGATTGCTGGCCGGTGGCTATAAGCCGACATATGTGAAGAATATAAACAATCAGCTTGTAGCCGTTCTGAACTATGCCGTTCGCTACTATCACCTTGGTTCTAATCCCTGTCACGTGGCCGGGAGCGTCGGCAGTAAAAAGGCTGGCGCAATGAAGTTCTGGACGGTCGAGCAGTTCAATACCTTCTTGGCCTGCGTAAAGAGGCCCTCGGCCCGTGCCGGTTTCTCCATCCTGTTCTGGACGGGAATCCGTATCGGCGAGCTTCTCGCGCTTACGCTGGATGATATAGACCTCGAGCGCCGGACACTGTGGGTGTCGAAGTCTTACCAGAACATAGACGGGGAGGATGTAATAACGCCTCCGAAGACGCCGAAGGGAAACAGGGTCGTTCCGCTGCCAGAGGCGATGTGCGACGTCGTCCGGGTGTATGTAGAGGCTCTTTATGACTACGAGCCGGATGAGCGCCTTTTCCCGTTCACGAAGTCCTATTTCCACAAGGAGATGGCGAAAGCGTGCGCGGCCTCCGGCGTTCCGAAAATTCGGCTGCACGACTTGAGACACTCTCACGCCTCGCTGCTGATTGAAATGGGTGTGCCTGTCCTGCTTATCTCCGAGCGCCTCGGTCACGAGGACGTGGAGACGACGCTGCGGACGTATGGGCACCTCTATCCGGCTCGGAACGATGACACGATGCAGCGGCTTAACGCTCTAATGGTGCCTACACCTCCGGCCGGGGAAGACGACCCGGGCGATGCTTAACCGTGGCATTGCTGTGGTATTGCCATCGTTCGCCGTGGCATTGGCTTGGTATTGCGAGGGTGAAAATTCCGGCGCATAATCCGCAATATGTGGAATATGCGTACTAAAATGAAGTCTGTAAATCCGCAATAACGGTATCGCAAACCTTGGCAAAAGAGTGGGAGTAATGGCCGGAATGGCCGTGGGCCGCATGATACCTGCATTTTCTCGGTGTCGCATTTGCCCGTGGCATTATTTTGGCATTAAATCTCTCTGGGCGGCCATTTTCGTGACCTCACGAAAATGATGCCCGGAAACGAAAAAAAGAGCCCCCGGCCTGCTGGCCGGGGGCTCTCTCTGTGCTGCGGGTTAGACAGCGTTAAGGTACTTGAGGGCGACCCAAGAAACGATTTCCTGCAAGAGGGCCTCCTCCTCGCCTTTGTGTGTGGCGAGCTGCTTGACGGTGTACTTGCGGTTCGGGCCGGACACGCCAGAGGGAACCGCCTTCCCTCTGGTGGTGGCGAGGCCGCCGTAGACGGCTCCGTCGTCGATGGTGACCTTGCTGCCGACCTTGATGGCCGGGGCCGCTGTGGCCCCGCTGCCGGTCTTGGTGACATAATCAAGGGCAATCCAGCCGACGCCGGATTTGAGCTTGCCCCATTTGGTCGCGCCGGTGCCGTCTGCCTCCGCGACGATGGTATAGACGCCGGGGGCGATGAAGCCCTTGCGCCCGTAGTTGGTGCCGGGGCCGCTGCGGATGTTGAGGTCGGTGGCCGTCACCTTGACGGTGTAGTTGGTGGCGGTCTGCTCGCTGTCGGTGGTGGGTGTGCTCGGGGTGGAGCTGCCGCCGCCGAGGCGCTTATTGATTTCCGCCGCGATGCTGCCGTGCCTGTCGTAGAGATAATCTCCGGGGCAGGCCTTGGCGGCGTAGTCGCGGTGAACAGTCATATTGCAGCCGCCGGCGTGGTTGACGCGGTTGTTCTTGACCGTAGACCACACGAGCTTCTTGATGTTGTTCCTCTGGCAGATGTCCTCGACGAGGTTAAGAAGGGCTTGGTATGCCTTGTCGGAGACGGGCCAGTCCGGGGCTCCTCCGTTGTTGGCGACCTCAATGGTGATGGCCCTCTGGTCGTTCGCTCGGGAGGAGGTGCACCAAGAGCGGTACGCCTCCGGGACATAGAGGGCGATGCGCCCGTCGCTGCCGATGCCGTAGTTGCTGGATGCCTGTCGGCTGCTCTTGGCAAAAAAGGCCCCGCACGATTCGACGGATAGGTTGCCGGCCATGCAGTGGATAGAGATGGTGTCGATGGCGTGGGTTCTGTTCCCGGAGTGGTTCGGGCTGAGCTTGGTGTAGCAAATGAGGGCGCTATTACTCATCTTCGTCGTCCCCCTTCCCGTCGCCGTCGAGCATGGCGTCGAGGGTCTTCTCATCCACTACGTCGCCGTCCTCGTCATAGATGAGGCCGGTTTCCTCGTCATAGTGGAGCTCTCCGACGTAGGGCAGGTCGTCGTCGATTTCTCCGTTGTAGTAGCGCATATTGAGCTGCGGCTTTTTCCTCTGTTCGCTCATAGTGTTATTCCTCCTTGGGGGTCTCTGTGGTGGTCTCGATGGTGGTCGTGACGACGGCGTCCGGGATGCCGATAACAGGGACGATGCCGTTGGTGTTGAGCTCGTAGACGGCGGCCTCAATGAGGGCGTCGAGCTTGGCTTCGTCAACGGTGATGCCGTGCTCGCGGAGCCAGTTGATGACGTACTCCTTCTTCTCCTCGCCGCGCCCGCTGCCGGTGTAAATCTGCTCGGCGGCGGCGACGGCGATTTTCACCCACGCATTGATTTCCTTCTGCTGCTCTGCGGTGGTCTTGCTCTTGATGTAGGGCACGAGGAAGGCAGTGATGAGGGCCGCGATAAGGGCGGCAACGGCTTCGATGATGGGCGTGATGTTGTACATGGTGATGTCCTCCTTTTGGTCTTATCCTTTTCCAATGTTGGTGCTATCGCTGCTGGTGGTCGTGTCCTCCGGCAGCGGGTTCCCGTCGGCGTCGAGCCGGTGCTTGTTCCGGCTAAGTTTCTCGCCGAGGCTCTTGCCTGCGTAGGTAATTAGATACCCGATGCAGGCCGTGAAGATGGTCGCGGTGACGTCCGAGACGGCCTCCCGGTAAAAGGCTGCAAGCACATAAGAGGCGACGGCTGCTGCCGTGGCTATAAAGACGGCCCAGATGGCGAGCATCTTCGAGAATTCGAGGGGCTTCCTCTGGGCCTTCTTCTTTGCCTTCTCACGCTTCCTCTTGCGCCACCAGCTTTTCAGCTTCTTGAGTAGCTTTTTCACATGGTCACTCCCTCCCTTCACTCATCGAGCAGGGCGTGGATGCCTTGCTGCGCGAGAAAATCCTTCTGCTTGTGCTTGATGTCTGTGGCGTAGGCGAGCGCCGTCTCCATGTCGCCGTTCGTGTGGCCGCGCTGCATGGCGTGGGCCGTGGCCTCGCCGAGGGCGATGCTGGCCCGCGTACTCTGCACGATGAGCAGAAATAAATCCTGCTGCGCCTTCGCCTTTTCGGCTTGGGCTTCCTCCCGCGCCTCGATATGGCCCTTGAAGCGCCAGACAATGAGCCCCATGATGGCGCTCGGAATTCCCATAGCCGCCACGAAGGCGAGGAGCAGCTCTCCGATGCTGACTTCGACCATTGGTATCACCTCCCCTTGATGGCTGCCGTCGGCACAAAGCCGGTGACAAATCTCCCGCCGAGGAAAGTGGCTACCGGGCACCATCCGGCCCGGCGGGGCATCGCAATAACGGGTGTGCCCTCATCGAGCGTCCCGTCGCTGCCGTAGGTGTGTCCGGGCCCGGCCTTGACTTCTGTGCCTGCCGCCCGGCAGGCCGCATGGTAGGCGCGTGTCCGGCTGGCCGGTTTCCCATGCTTCGAGAAGCTGCTCTCCGGGACGTAGCCTCGGATGAACGCGCCGCCGGCGACGGCTGCCACCTCGCTCCATCCATCCTTCGCCGGGAGCGCGAGCAGCCAGTCTCCCGCTGCGGCCTCTCCGGCGGCCTCAAAGCCGCGTCCGGGGCCGGTGCGGATGGTGGTCGGCCCGGCGGTGAAGACCGCGCACAGGGGCGTTCCGGCGTCGCTGCGGGCCTTTGGCGCGGTCTTGGGCTTCGCCCTTGACCTGCGCGGTGCCGGTTTCTTGGTCGTCTCGCTCATTCTGCATCCCTCCTTTACGCAGAGAGGAGGCCCCCGCTTACGCGGAGACCTCCTTGTAGTAGTCGTTGAGGAGCGCCGGGGGGGCCCAGTTCTCCTGTTTGTTGAAGGCGCGGAGCACCTCGTACTCGGTGCCGTCGTGGGTAAAGTGGTCGCCTACGGCGAAGGTATGGCCCTCCTCGAGGTCGTCCCAATCCGGGACGTCACCGGGCTCCTCGCCGCCGTCCTCGTAGAGTTTGTACTCCGAGGGGACAAGGTGCGGGTAATGGGGCTCGTAGAGCGTGACGCCCGCCTCCTTGATGGGGGTGTAGAGCTTTCCGTCAATGGGGTCGCGGCGAACGGCTCCGTAGGGGACGTGCTCGCCCCATGCGAAGTCGAGGTAGGTGCCGGGCTCCTCCGGCTCCTCCCGGATGAGGCGGAACAGGGTGCGTCCGCCCTCGGTGCCGGGGGCGTAGAGGGCCTGCGCTTGGTGCGTGACGGTGCAGATGTAGGTCTCGCCGCTGGTGCCGTCGATGATGGTCTCGCCGGCGAACACCTGCCCCATATTCGCCGCCCAGATGCGGGCGGTTCCGACGGTGGCGATTTCTTTGATGACGTCGTCCGTGAGGTCGCCGGTGGCGAGCTTCCCGGCTCGCAGAAGGGCGTCTTGCGCCTTGCGGATATGTTCGTCCGGGTAGCTGCCGCCGAGGGCCTTGATGGCCTCCCCGGCGTCCAGAATGGCCGCCCAGATGTCAACGAGCTCTACGGCCTTTTCCTGCTTCTGCAAAGTCCTCTGGTATTCAAGGCTGTTGACGTTCGGCATAGTGGTCTTCCTCCTCTCTTACAAATAAGAGCCGCTTACCGGCCTGCTGCTGATAGTGTCGTAGCCGGTGCTCTTGGAGATTTGCACCTTGACGCCGACGCCCCATTTCTCTGCGGTCTTGGTGGCGTTCGAGAAGATGTGCTTGAGGCCGATGGTGGCGAGCTCCCATGTGGGGTTGTCGTCGAAGGCGTTGTTGCACACGGAGACAACGACGTCCTCCGCCGCCGCGTAGTACTGCAGGGACACGAGAATTTTCTCGGCTGCGGCGTCGGTCTCGATGGGGCCGACGATGTACTCGATGCCGGTGACGCTACGGGTGAAGGTGGTCGTCCGGGTGGCGCTGTTGCCGAGGGTGTCCGTGACCTTGACCTGCATGGTGTGCTGCCCGTTCGACAGGGCCGCGAACTGCGCCTCTGTGAGGGCGAAGGTGTAGGTCTGGTTTCTCACGGCGTCCTCGATGGTGCGGATTTCGTTCCCGTCGAGGCTTTCGACGACGGTGAGCTCATCGTCGGTGTCTTGGTCGTTCACGGTGTAGGCCATTGAGGGAGGGCTCGTGACGGTGCCGAGGTCGGTGTCGCTGCCGCTGATGGTGGGGTCTACGTTGTGGACGACGGTTTTGACCGCGCTGCTGGTGTAACCGCTGTACGCTCCGTTGACGTCCTTCGCCCGGACACGCCACTGAACTGTGTTCGCGCTGGTGCCGACGCCGGTGTCGTCGTAGCTGGTGGCGCTGCCGGTGTAGATGTTCGTCCACGCGCCGCTGTTGATGCTCCGCTCGAGCTCGTAGGTGATTGCGCCGCCCTCGGGGTCTACGCTGGCCGCCCACGAGATTTCTGCGGTCTTCCCGCTGCGTACTTCGTCCGGGACGGTGATGCTGGGAGGGGTCGTCGGGGCTTGGTTCCATACAATCGTGTACGCGCCATCGCTGTCCGGGCTGTCAGATACCAAGATGGAAGATGACAGATTCAAAGCCGAGCGGACGCCGAAGTCGCCGTTGTACGCGCGGTTGTCGTAGAGCGTCCCGTCCGAGCCCACGATGTGGACGCTGTCCGAGTTCGACGCGTCCGGGGAGCGCAGGTAGTACCACCACGGCTGGGATGCGCTCAACGAACTGGTTTTGTACTCGCTGTTGCTGACGGCCTGCGCGGTGGGGCGGCACTGGCGGCTGGCGTTGTCGCTGAACATGGCGAGGGTGGAGCCCTCCGAGACGCCGTTCTCTGCGCCGAGGCCGACTTCTGCCTTGGACAGCAGGAAGACCTTGTCCGTTACGGTCTCGGTGCCGCCTCCGTCCACGCTGGCCTTTGCTACGGTGAGCGTGGTGTTGAGTATTGCGGCGAGCATCTGCGCCGAGAAGCCGGTGAGGAAGCCCGCCTCATCGTCGTACTCATTGTAGTTGCTCCACACATTGGCGTTGGTGGGTGCTGCGTCTGCGCCGTGCTGGGCTTGATACCACGGCGAGCCCGCCTTGTTCAGCCACTGGCGGAGGTTAGAAAGGGAATACCTGTTGTTGCCGTAGTTCCGGCGACTGCTGTCGCTGTTGCCACTCTCCTTCGCGTCGAAGCAGGCGAACTTGAGGATGTTCGCCGCAACGAGGGTGACAGAGTTCGCCGGGTACCCGGCGTGGTTCTTGTCGCCTATCTCCCAGATGATAGGGACGCCGTAGTAGGTCGTGCTGGTGTCTTTGACCTTTGCCTTTACGGGCAGGGCGCTAATTGATTGAGACATCTGCTGTTTCGCTCCTTTCAAAAATCTCATTGTAGAGTTGGTCGTATTTCTGTACGAGCGCGTGGCAATCGCCGTGGGAGGCGTGTGACCGCCAGCTCTGGTAGCTCTCGGTGATTTTCTCCTTGGTGATGGCTCCGCTCTCGTACATGACCTTGTACTTCCGCAGCTTCCGCTTCATCCGCTCGCGGCTGGCCCGGCGCAGCTTGCGGACGACCTTGCCGGTGTCCGTGAGGTAGCTGTGGAAGCCGAGAAAATCAAGCCCGTTACGGAGGGGAAATATCTGCGTCTTGTCGTTGAGCTCGAGCCCTCGCTCCGCGAGGTGCTCCGATATGGCCTTCCATGCGGCCCGGAGGGTATCTTTGCTTTCGTGGATGATGTAGAAGTCGTCCATGTATCTCCTGTAGTAGCGGAAGCGGAAGCTCTCTTTCATGAGGTGGTCGAGCTTGTTGAGGTATAAGAGCGCGAATACTTGGCTGCTCTGGTTGCCTATTGGGATGCCGACGTTTCCCGGTGTGCTGTCGATGATGAGGTCGGTGAGCGCGAGGCTCCTTTCGTCGTCGAGCAGCTCCCGGACGTCCTGCTTGAGGATGTCGTGCCGGATGCTGGCGAAGTAGTGGTGGACGTCCGCTTTCAGTACCCATCCGTCTGCGCTGCCGTGTCTGCGGTAATACTCCCGCATGAAGTCGCGCAGCCGGTTGAGGCCGAAGTGGGTTCCCTCTGTCTCTTATACACATCTGACGCTGCCGACGATCGCATAAGTGTAGATCTC